TTTCCCTCTCTTAAATTATTATATCCATTTTACTGCTTATTTATTTTCTTTTCAATATTTTATTTCGTTTAACGTTCTTTGCTTTTGACACAGTCTGCCCCATATACCCTTAATTAAAAAACAATCAAAAAAGTATAAATCACACCCCCCAGTTCAAATTTTTATCCCAAGACATTTCTCCATTATGTAACTAACTAATATAAGGAGATAATAATGCTAGAATTATGTGAAAACGAATGTCCATATAATGGAAAATGTATTTCAAATGGAAGTACAAAGAATGACGCAAAACAATCTACAAAAATAATTTGTTGTTTTTTTGGGGAAGTAGAAGTTATAGATGAGGTTGAAAAAAATGCCTAAAGGTGGAAAATCAAAAACAATTGAAGAGCATATACAAGAAGGTACTCTTAGAAATGATAAACATGGAATTATTCTATCTAATTCTGATTACGATATTCTCAGCGATATGAAAAAAGTTTTATACAGCAATTTTTTGGAAGTTACAAAAGAATTAAAAACAATCGACAAGAAAAAAGAAACAGATATTTATAAGACACTTAATGGAGTAATGACTGACCAGATTAGCTCATTTATTTCTATATGTAAAAACAGAGTAGTAAAAGAAAATGACAACGACAAAAAAGACGACAGTAAAAAAATCAACATCAACGAAGTTAAGTAAATCAGAACATTACAAAGAAGTATTTGACTATTGTGATAAAATTAAAAAGAAAAAAATCCTCGCTGGTGTTTATGTTCAAAAAGCAATTGATAGATTTCTAAATGATATAAAGCGAAGTAAAGATGAAGATTTTTATTTTGAATTTAAACCAGAACTTGCTGACAATGTTATCAACTTTGCGCAACATCTTTTTATACCTGATTTAGATAGAAAATTAGAATTACTTCCATGGATGAAGTTCATATATTACAACTTGTTTGGTTGGGTTCATAAGTTAGATAACAATCGCCGCCGATTTCGTACCGCTTATTGCGAAGTTGCTCGAAAAAATTCAAAAACGACTTCTCTGATGTTTCCAATCATACTTTATGACTTCATTACAACAAAATCAGCCGAGTCTTTTTTTGTTTCGCACAATGGACAACAATCTGCAAAATCATACAACGAATTACGCCAGATTTTTACTGAATCTTTCGACATTGACAAAACTATGTTTATCACAGACGCAGGAATTAGAATTGGCAGTAAATTCATTCAATTTTTTAGTTCAGAAACACGAAGTGCCGACTCATATAAAAATTCTTGCTCAGTAATTGACGAATTTCATGCTTACGACAATGATAAAATAATTACATCGTTCAAATATGGCGGTAGAGCAAGAATAAATAATTTAGTATTGATAATCACCTCAGCAGGGAATAATATATCGGGAGCTTGTTACGCAGAAAATGAAAAAGCAAGAAAGGTTCTAAATGGAATGCTTACTGACGAAACTTATTTTACAATAATTTATTCTTACGATGATAATGACGATTGGAAGGATAAAAAGAATTTCATTAAAGCTAATCCATCTTTAGGAACAATAATCAGACCAGAAATATTAGAGAACGATTTAGCGGACGCACTAATTACACCATCACATCAAGCAGATTTTCGTTCTAAAACTTGTGGTATTTGGCAAACATCTACATCAAACTGGATTTCATTACAAAAGTGGGACACGGAGAAAAGAAACACTGACGCAGATATACTACAATTCAAAGGACAATTTTGTTATGCAGGATTAGATTTATCATCTATAAATGACTTTACTGCTTATACTAAATGTTTTGAAAAAGACGGATTATATTATTTATTTCATAAGTTTTATATTCCATCTGAAACTATAAATGAAAGATATAAACAAGAAAATATTAACATTAATGAATGGATTCACAGGGGAATAGTTACAGCAATCCCGGGTTCAACTATAGATTATGACTTTATAAAAGAAGATATTTTGTCAGATTCAGAAATATTCAATATAGCGGAATTATGTTATGACAAATGGCAAAGTAATAAATTAATAGATAGTTTAGAAGAAGAAATACCACAAACTACTTTTATTCAATATGACCAATCATTAAGACAAATGACAAACCCAACAAAGCAATTTGAGCGATTAATAATGGAAGATAAAATAATTGATAGTAATCCAGTAATGAAATGGATGATAACTAATGCGATTATTAAGCCAGACGCTAACAACAATTATAAAGTAATGAAACAGTATAAATCATCTACACAGAGAGTTGATGGAGTTATAACCAGCATAATGGCTGTAGATAGGTGTATGGTTAGCGATAATCAAAACACTTCTACAAAAGATTTCAATTCAATTTTACAACTATTTTAACTAAATAAATATAGGAATTTTAATTAATGGCATTTTTTGAAATATTTAAAAGAAAAGAAAAATCAGAAATACGAAATATATCTACAGGAGCAATTTTTAATAACTCTTCTGATTCATTACTTGGAAATGACGCGACAGCATGGAGCGTAATAGATTTAATCGCATCCTCATTAGCAAACTTAACAGGAGCTTTTTATAGTACTCAAACTAAACAAGCAGTAAAAGAACACCCTTTATATGAATTAATAAATAATCCTAATTTAGACGAAACAAAGTTTCAATTCTTTTACAGTTCAGTTAAAGATTATTTTGATAGTGGTAATATTTTCTGGTATAAATATGATAATAATGATGGTGATATAATTTCTTTATTTAGATTAAATCCAAAAAAAGTAAAAGTAAAAAGAGATAGTTTTAATCAGAAAGTCTTTATACATGACGGTAAAGAATATAGAAGTGATAAAATATTACATATACCATCTCGCTATGGATATAATGGATTAACAGGTTCATCAATATTTTCTGAATGTAAAAATATATTTAATACATCTTCTGAATTAGATAATTTTGTTATTAATTCATTTAATAATTCAATTGGAAACAGATTAATTATTGATATTACAAAAGAATATCCAACAGCAACAGAAGAACAAATACAACAACTTAGAAATAAGTTTCAACAGAATTACACAGGAATAAAAAATGCTGGAAAACCATTAATTAGGACTGGAAAAATTGATTACGATAAGATAGATACAGATTATAGAGATAATAAAGCTAATCAACTTGTAGAAAATAGACAACATCAAGAAAAAGAAATATCAAAACTTTTTGGAGTTCCTTTGCATTTACTTAATGGTACTGAAACAAATAATATTGAAGCTCTTTATATTGTATTTATTGAAAATGCTATAAGACCTATAGCAACTCAATTTGAGCAAAGTATAAACAAATTAATTCCAATGTATGATAGAAGTAAAATATATTTTGAATACAGTTATAATTCATTAATGAAAGTATCATTACAAACTAGAATAAGTGCTTACTCACAACAATTAACAAATGGTATATTATCACCTAACGAAATAAGAAGAAAAGAAAATCTATCTGAAATTGAAGCTGGAAATAACCATTTTATACAAGCAAACTTAATGCCACTTACTGATGATATTATTGAAGCATATATGGCTAATTCAAAATTAAAATTAGAGCAATTGAATACATATAGCCCTAATACAAATGGAAATCACTCAAATTTAGGTGATGATAAAAATTAAATAAAAGGAAATAAAATATGTTAAATAAATTAAAATCAGTAAAAGTTCTAGTATTAATTTGGGTTGTTGGAATGATAACAGCAATAGTTTTTTTAAATATGATTGATTGGCTTCCGATAGTACAAGTTTTAGCATGGGCACCTTTAGGTTATTTTGGAGCGAATGTAGCACAAGATAAGATTTTTTCAGATAAAAAACTAAATAATTAGGAAGGTTAAATATGGAAATTGGTTTAATTGTTGCATTATCAGGTTTAGCAATTACTATTGGTGGTTTAATTTGGAGAATGTCACAAATTGTAGCACAGGTTAATCAAAATTCTAAAGATATTCAATTAGAAAGAGATAGACAAAATGAGTTTAGAAAATCTTATAGAGAAGAACAAAATAATTTAATTGGAAAAATTGAAGATATAATTCGTACACAGGTACGCATTTTAACAATATTAGAAGAAAAAGAAAAGAAACATAATAACTAAATAATAAGGATTTATAAATGAAAAAAGAAAAAAGAAAAATGTCTTTTAAGGATATACAAGTTCGTTCAAGTAATAATGAAGGTAAAAAAATAGTAGAAGGTATCATACCTTATAATTCAAAATCAGTACCAATTTGGGGTACAACTGAAATTATTGGTAAAACAGCATTTAATAAAACATTAAAAGATAATTCAGAAGTTAGAGCATTGTGGAATCATAATGATAGTTTTATTTTAGGAAATACCAAATCAGAAACATTAACCTTGGATAATACAGAAAATGGTTTAATTTGCAGATGTGAATTACCTAATACTTCTTATGCAAATGATTTATATGAAATTATCGACAGGGGTGATTGTACTACAATGAGTTTTGGATTTACACCTGTTAAATGGGAAGAAGATGAAAAAGGAAAATTACGCACATTAAAAGAAGTACAATTACATGAAGTTTCTTTTGGTGTAACGTTTCCAGCATATCCTGAAACTACATCATTAACATATATGAGAGGTTTAGAAAAAATAAATATAAATATAGAAAAATTAAATGAAGTTTTAGAAAAAGAAAACTTTGGAGATGAAGATAAATTAATTATTAAAAATACCGTTGATTCATTGAGAAATCTTATTGGTGATGAGCAAGAAGCCGTTAAAAAAGAGCAGGTAGAAACCACTCAAGAAAAAGTAGACACTCTTGTTGAAACTAAAGAAGATACAAGCTCAATTGAACTTCAAATAGAGTCAGAATTGGCGGCTTAAAATATAAAAAAGGAATTTAAAAATGAACGAAAAATTATTAAAAGTAAATGTTGAACTTAGAGCTTTAAACGAAAAAGTAAAAGACGGTTCTATGAAAGCTGACGAAGCAGCAAAAAGATTAGAAGAATTAAAAACAGAAAAAAGAGCAATTGAACAAGAAATCGCACAAGCTAATGCGCCAAAAAGCGAAGAAAGAAGTGTATCATTAGAAGATATTAAGAAAGCAATGATTGAAAAAAGAGCAATCACACTTAATGGTACTGGAGCAATTAATCAGATAAAAGAATTATTTAAAGAATTATCAAAGAAAAAAGAAATTCTTAATTTAGTAAGACACTTTACTGGACAAAATGCTTCTACAAATATCCCTGTACTTAGTCCAGGGCTTGCAACTCCAGCAACAGCAGCAGAAGGTGCAACTAATATTGCGGTAGATAATCAAGCTGTATTGGGAAATAAATCTCTTACCCCTCATGCTTTCGTATCTATTCTTCCTGTAAGTGCAGAAACTCTTGCACTTGGAAGTATTGATTTTGATTCTGAATTATCTGCTATCTTTGCTGACGCTTTTGCTGATGGTTTTGCTAAACAAGTAATTCAAGGCGATGGAACTGGTTTAAACTTCAAAGGTTTATGGACTGGTTTAACTGAAAAAGTTTTATGTGCTAAAACTGGCGCACCAACAATGAATGATTTAGTAAATCTTGCACTTAAAATAAAAGATTATACAGACGATGGTCTTATTTTATTACATTCAACAATTTATTCAGGAATTACTGCTGATACATCAACAGCAGGTTTAGTACAGGTTTACAGAGAAGAACTTGTAAGAAATAAAACTATTGAAGGCGTAAAAGTTTTAGTTACTGGTTATTCACCATCTGCAATTGACGCAGGTTCTATTGTAGCGGTAGCTGGTAAAATGAGTGATTATGGTTTTGCACTTGCAAGTGAAATAACTATTGAACCAATTAAAAGAGTTGGTGATACAAATACTTATTTCCAAGCAATTGTATTTGCTAATGGTAGCAAAATTGTAGACAAAAACTTCTTTGGATTAGAAACAATATAATTATAATAAAAATTAAAGGGCTGTTGAAATAGTACAGCCTTTTTTCTTTTTTAATAACTAAATAATATGATAGTAGAATTAAAAACCTTTCAAGTATATTCCAATGTTTTTGGAGACGAAAATCAACAAACATCATTTATCCAATCAGCTCAAAATATTGTAAGCGATTATTTAGGATATAGCCCAGAAGAAAAATTATTAAATTATATTACTGGAGAATTAGAAGACGTTACACAAGTACCTGAAATGATAAAACTAACAATAATGAGAATAGCGTCATTATTACAATCAGAAGGTGATGGAAATATCGGCGTTAATTCTAAATCTTTTGGAGATGGCGGTACAAGAGTTTTTATAAATTACACTAATTTTGATAAGTTTTTAATTCCAATTTCTAATTGGAAAGTTATAAGGATTTAAAAATATGAAGAAAAGGAAAATATGGCTTGCTATAGATTCAGATGGTTATCCGACTATAGCTGGCTCAAAAACAAGAACTTAAAAAAATTATGGGGAATAAAAAATACAGAATAATAAAACCAGAAAGGAATAAATAATGTTAAATACAGATTTTAATGACAATGGTCTCTCAGAAAAATTAAAAATATTAACCTCTGGTTTAGGAAATATATTTAACGAATTACTAAAAGAAGTTGGTCAACAAATAACAGAAGAATCAAAACAATCTGCTCCTGTTAAAACTGGAAAATTAAAAAAATCTATTAATTTTATTTTATTTGATAAAACCCAAGCAGCATTGACTACTAAAAAAAGTTTGAAAAAAAGAAATGTTTGGTACTCAAATATAAGAGAACATGGGGCATTTATTCAAGCAAAAAATAAAGAATATTTAACATTTAAAATAAATGGCGAATGGAAAAAAGTAAAATCTGTTAGAACACCAGCCCAACCATACGCTAAACCAGTATGGGAAGAATATTTTGGTAGTGAAAATAGCAAGGGATATAGTATGTTGGCACAAGCATTACTTAGAAAAGTAGAAGAAGGAATAAATTAATGTTAGATTTAAAACAATTACAAAGTGATATAGTTAAATATATTGAAGAAAATTACCAAAATTATTTAAATGAATATAATATATATGATTTTATTATTAGATTAGATTTTTTAGATTTAGACCGATTTAAAAATAATTTCAATATTTTTATTGATTTTAACAAAATTAATTTTAATCAAAGCAAATTCACTGATGATTGCTGTAAATCAATGCAATTTCAGGTTAGTTTTTATCTTGTTCATAGAAACGATAAATCAGAAAACCTAATGGATAGAATGTTAAATAGTGCAACTGCATTTTGTAAATTAATGAATGATGATATTAGTTTCGCTCAAGAATTAATTATTGAAAGTTTACAGAATTACAACATTGTGGAAGGTACTCAAAATATTGTTATATCTGAATTTAATATAAGGTTAGACATTGAAATATAATTATGGATAAATATGGCTATATTTATTGCACTACAGATTTAAAAAATGGAATGAAATATATTGGTCAGAAGAAAAGTGATGTATTTATACAAACTTATTTTGGTAGTGGTACTTTAATAAGAAGAACTTTAAATAAAAGACCAAATGATTTTAGAGTTGATTTAATTGAATGGTGTTACTCACAAGAAGAATTAAATGATTCTGAGTATGATTGGACTAAAGCAGTTGGTTTATATCCTGAATCATATAATCTTTGTTATGGTGGTGGTACATCATCTGGATGGATTCCATCAAAAGAAACTAGAGAGAAAATAAGTAGAGCAAATAAAGGAAGAATAATAAATTTAGGTAAAATACATTCAAAAGAAACAAAAGAAAAAATTGGTAATTCTCAAACTGGACATAAATGTAGTGATGAAACTAAAGAAAAAATGAGATTAAAAAGAAAACAATATTGGGAATCAAAAGTTGCAATATAAATTAACTAAATAATATGAAAAGAACAGGAATCATTATATTTGCAACTGAATTTGCAAAGAAAAATTATAAAAAAGAAGATAAGAAAATTAAAAAGTCATCTTGTCCATCATGTGAAATTAAAATCCGTAAACAAAAAGCGGTAACACATTTTAATGATGAAATCACAGAAGAAATGTTAACTAATTAATAAATTATATAGGAGTTATAAATGAAAATTACAGGTGCGAAAGCAAGCGTATTCTTTGACAGTTTTGATAATACTGCTGTCATTTCAGGAGACGGAACAAAAACAACAGAATCGAAACAAAAATATTTTGTTATCGACAAAGCGGAAGATAGTAATATACCGGTAGCTAAAGGTACATTTTTTATTGCGCCAAATGGAGCTGGAGCTTCACAGCAAATTATACTAAAGGAAGGTGATAAACTATTTGTTATTAATGAAGAAAGATTTTGTAAAACAAATGCATCATTTGAGTTCAGTTATGGCTCAGTAGATGTTGGTGATGATTGTGACCCCGGAGCTACGATTTCTGACGGTATTTTAACTATATCAGGAAGTCTTGCAGGATTATTCCGCTATGATGATGAAACACAAGATTTTGATTCTGTAACAGATATTATTGTAAACAGGTTCTTGGACATTGTAGAAGATAAAGGAAATGGTCAGTATGAATTATTTCCAAAATCTGACGCACAAGTATATTTACTTACATTATTAAATTCAACAGCTAAAAAAGGTCAAACTGAAAACTGGTTATTTGTTCCAATTAATATTAATTCAATGAGCATGTCATTAGGCAATTCAGACGCACAAAATAGAGACCTCTCTTTTACAAAAGGTGAGGGACAGGCAATTATTTATAAAGTACCTGTATCTGAATAATATGAGAGAAGGAATTCAGAGTAATTTTGAGCACGAAGAATTAAGACATTTTGGTTGTTACTTCTTCGTGCTATTAAGATGGGCAGAGATTTTAAAACAAGAAAATACACCAAATTTTGAATACAGCGATGATGTAATAATTACTCTGTTTAATTTATTTAAAGAAAAAGGGTGGATTGGGAATAATTCATTTATTGTCAATCCTGTTGCTATTATAAATTACCTTCAAAAAAATAAAATATTTAGAACTATATATATATCAAAGATAAAACCAAGCGTGCCATTGTTTCCAATATACTTGAAGAAGCCTAGTATTGGTCATTTTGTTTTAGCAAATCAAAACGGTATTTTTTGGGATAGCTGGAGTCCAAAAGCAAACTTACATGAATTTCCAATTGATAGTTATAGAGTAATAGAATAAAGGAGAATAAAATATGGTATTAAAACCACTTAAACAAAAAAGTAAAGAATTTATATTTAAATCATTCGGTAATTCAGAATTTTCAAATCCTGCAAAAATTATATTTTCAAGATTTCCAATGCCTGATGAATCATTCCCAATAGCAAATCAAAAAAGCGTAATGGAATCATCAATTGTAAAAGATTTTGAAAATACAGTAAAAGCAAAAGAAAAACTTGTTGAACATATTATTAATGTTATGATAGATAATATTACAGCAAATAGAATAAACTTAAAAAAGTTTATTGAAGAATGCGTATCACATATTGAAAACTTAGAATATGATGGTAAAGAAATTAGAACAGTTAAAGATTTTGTTGAATTACCAGAAGAAGCATTTTATATAATTGCTTACGAAGCATTTATTTATTCTAAAGATTCAGATTTATTTTCAATAGAAGAAAAAAAAATTTAAAAATTGCTTATAAACTATACCTGATGGGTTTTCGTAAATTAGAAGATGATATTCCATCAGGTTATAAAGTTACAACACCCTCAGACCCTTATCCAGTTACAATATTTAATGAAGAAAAATCTATACCTGATAATAAAATTGGAAAATATTTAAATAAAGAAAGTTTATATTATATTGATATTTATACAAATAATAAATTATTTGGAAATCCATTTAAATCATGGTTAGATATGCCTCAATGGTTAATTCAACTACATAAAATGTTTAATCAATTAGAAATTGAATATGAGAATTATCAATTAAGACAAAGATAGTAACTAAATAATATGGCAGATTTAACACTTCGTATTTCGGCTGATTTTGATAAAGCTCAAAAGGCTTTTGCTGATTTGGCAAACTCATCAGATGAAACAAGAAAAAAAATAGAAAATTTCGCAGACGCATATCAAGAAAAAGAATTAAATAGTTTTATTGATAAACAAAAACTTTTAGAAGCTGCTTTGACTGGTACTCGTGGCGAAGTTGACGCAATGAAAGCTGCTTCAAATAATTATAATAAAGAAATCGAAAGACTAATAAAAAATGGTTTATCACCAGAATCAGAAGCAATAAAGAAATTATCACAAGAACATAAATTATTAGAATTACGAATTAAAGAAACTACAGCAGCTAAAAAAAATCTTGAAGCAGTATATAAAGGAGTTGAAACAGCTTGTTATGCTTATTTAACCGCTTTAACTGCTGCTGGCGTTGCTGTTTTAGCAATGACAAACGAAACTGCAAAACTCGGTGATGAATTAGCAAAAACATCTGAAAAATTAGGTTTAACAGCAGAAGAATTACAAGAATTAGATTATGCAGCCAAGTCAAGCGGTGTTTCAGATATTAGAGGACATTTAGAAAAATTAAATAAAACTTTAATTGACGTTCAAAATGAAAGTGGTAATTTAACAAAATATCTTCAAGAAAATGATACTGCTTTATTAAATCAAGTAAAATCTGCAAAGTCAAATTCACAAGCATTTGATTTATTAATGAATGCTATAAAAAACACACAAGACCCATTAAAAAAATCAGAATTGGCAATGGCAGCCTTCGGTAAGTCTGGTCAAGACATTATTTTAATGGCAAATAAAGGCGCTGATGGTATTAGTGCATTAAAAGAAGAAGCTAGAAAATACGGAATAATATCTAATGAAGCCGCAAAAAATGCGGAAGCATATATGGATTCTCAAACAAGATTACAAACTTCTTTAGCAAATGTTCGTAATGAAATTGGAAATGCTTTAATGCCTGTAATAACAAATATAATGCAAAAAATTGCTGATGCAATTTCAAGTGTAGATGATTGGGATAAAGTATTAAAAACTGCGACAGATACAATAATTACTCTAACAGCAACAGTTGGAACTTTTTTATTAGTAATGAAAATAGCACCTGTAATAAACACCGCAGTAAAAGCAATAAATGTTGCTGGTGGCGCGATGGCAGCTTTAAGAATAAAAATATTAGCAGTAAACACAGCAATAGCAGCAAACCCTATAGGATTAATTGCAACAGCTATAGCGGTAGGTGTAGGAATAATTGTTGGTGCTTTAACAAAAGCTATAAATAGACAAAAAGATTACACAAATTCTATTAATGAAAATACAAATTCTGTAAATAGAAATTTAAGAGCGCAAGATGTTTTAGCCGCTTCAACAAGAAGAGGTTCATTTGAAACTTCTACAATGTATTCTGATATAAATGCTTTATTACAAGCAAGAACAAATAATTTAAGATTATTAACTCAAGCGCAAGAAGAAGCACGGAGAGCAAATGAGAGAGGCGAAACAAGAATTGCAGAAAGAAAAAGAGAAGAAGCTCAAGGTTATATAGAATATTTACAAAAAATAGAAGATAGATTAAGAACATTAGCACATTTACAAGGTCAGGTATATGAAAATGGACAGATAAAAAATGAAACCATTAATACACCTGTAACGATACCAGTTAGTTATGATATAGATTCAGGTAGTTTAGAAGAAACTAAAAAAACTTTAATGGATTTTATTAAAGATGTAGTTGAAACAGATAAACAATCATTAAGTGAACAAATATCAAATGTAGAAAATTATTTACTTCAAAGAGCAGATTTGGAAGCTAATTCGTATGAAGAAAAAATTGCGTTTTTATTAGAAAAGAAAGAAGAATTATTAGCATTAGAATATGAAAACCAAAATGATAGAGTTGCTATAGAACAGGCTACTAACGCCGCAATAATAAAATCAAAAGAAGAACTAGCAAAAAGAGATATTGAATTATTAGAAATGAGAGCAAAGCAAGAAATGGAGTTATTAGAACAGAGAATGAGTGCTAATGCCTCTTTTTTTGGCTGTATATCTTCATTGTTAGAAATAGCAGGAGATAAAAATAAAAAAGCGGCTGTTGCTGCAAAAGCATTCGCAATGGTTGAAGCTGGGATAAATACAGCTCTTGCTGCAACTAAATCTTTAACTGCTGCCCCATTCCCTTGGAATATCGCATTAATGGCTGGTACTGTTGCTGCTGGTGTTGCTCAACAAATAAAGATTGCAACAACAAATATTCCTTCTGCTGAAACAGGCGGTAGATTTATAGTACCACATACTAATTCTGTTGATGGCGGTTTATTAAGAGTAAATCAAAATGAAGAGGTAATAGTAAAGCCTGCTGGTCAAACAGGAAATGACAGAGAAAGTTTTAATTTTAATTTGATAGTAAATGAAGAAGTAATTGCAAAAGTAACAAATAAACTTGCAAGAGCTGGCGAATTATATACATTGCAATTAGCAAGTAATTTATAGGAGGAAAATAAAATTAAAATATTAATAAATGATTTAATTCAAGAATCAGATGCACCGTATGATTTAAAAACACCTTCATTGGCACAAACATACAGTAATAATAAACCAATTACTATAAAATTAAATAAACCAAGTATTGTAAATTCTGTAGGTTTAGGAAGTTGTGATGAAGATATTAAAATTGAATTTGGAAGAAAAGAACAAGTAACAAGAATAATTGAACATGAAGTTGAAGTAGATGACCCTGATTCAAGTGTAATAGCTGGTTATAATTGGGAACCTGTTAATTCTAATATTACAACACAATTAAATAGCGTATGTTATGGAAATGGAAAATATGTAGCGGTTGGTTTAAGTGGTGTTGTTTTATATTCAACAGATGGAGAAATTTGGACAAAAGCAACAACAGGAAGAACTCATACTTTTAATTGGGTTTGTTATGGAAACGGAAAATTCGTTGCTACTAAAGGTGGTGCAAATTCAACTGATTTAGAACGTATTGCTTATTCTACTGATGGTATTAATTGGAATTATGTAAATATACCTATTGGTGGTCAAACGTCAAATACTTATAGAAGTTTAAATAAAATATTTTTCTATAATAATTACTATGTCGCATTTACAAATACTAGTGATTATAATGACATTATGTGTATTTCAAGTAATGGAATAAATTGGAGTTTTATAAGTGATAGAAATAATTTTAAGTTTACTGGTAGTGATTATACTATTGATACTTATAATAAGTTAATATTATTAGTTGGTTCAAGAGATGCTAATGGTACTCAAAATAAACAATATCTTAGAATGTCTACTGATAATTTCAATCCTACTAATAATGATAATTGGTTATCAGCATCAGTTTCCAGTTCAGGATTATCTAATAATACTCAATTTAATAATATTTGTGTAAGTAATAATAATATTTATTTAATACAATTAAATAATAATGGAGCGCTTTTAAGAAAAAATGAATCAGGCACTTGGAGTAATATAAATAATTCACTTATTGGAACTGCTCAAGCAATAATTTTTGAAAACGGTCATTTTATTTTTTCTTCAAGTTATGGAATATTCACTTCAAAAGATGGTATTGATTGGGATAAAAGATATATTACTACATCTACTATTAGAGATATTTGTTTTAATAATGGTATATTTATTGCTGTAGGAAATGACGGTACTATATTAAAGTCAAAAGAAACTATTGGAAAAAAAATAATTATTGTACAAGAAGTCGTAGTAGAAGAAATAGATACTATTTTTGATACATTTACTTTTAAACCTTTAGAAGCAGGATTATTTTTATTTAATAAAACATATAGTGATGTAAATCATATTATTCTAACATTAGGAAATAATAAATTAGGAAGGTTTGCTTTTGGTTACGCACATAATATACCAACATCAATTGCAAAAGAATTAACTTTTAATTCTACAATAGAACCTAGAGTTACATTATCTGGTCAAGTAATTAAAGGATTAGGCGGTTATAATTATAAAACATTATCATTAGACAGCAGATATAAAGTTGATGAAAAAATAATGAATGATATTAAAGAAGGTTATAAACAAATAAGTAAAGGTTTACCATTCTTTATTGATTTAACAAATGAAAGTTATAAATTACCATTTAATAAATTATATGCAATAGATACTAATCAACAAAATTTTGGTTTTGAAAGCGGAGTTAAAAAATATTTACATTCGAGAAGATGGAATTTTAAGGAGTGTTTTTAAATGATAAACTTCCTCGTTGAAATTGATGTTGGTGTACCATTAAATTATTCAGATATAAATGGTGTAACTGATACAATAATGTTTCTTTCATGTCCATTAGACAATAATAATCCTTCATATAATATTTTAAGGAATAAAAATGTTCCTGTAAGATTAAATGTTCCGTCAATTAACAGAAAATTATCTGATAATATTAATGGTATTTATTTAAATCAAAGTTTTTCTATATCATTAATAAATAATGACGGTTATTTTGATAATGATAAAAAAAATGATGTAGGTTTTTTAAATTATAATTATTTTGGAAGAGCTATAAGATTATATAAAACTACTATAGATAATCCAACATTTAATGATTTTAAATTAATTGCTAGAGGTAAAATTACAAATATTAAAACATCATTTTATGAATTTATTTTAGATGTAGCTGACGATTTAAAATCAATGGATAATGATTTTATAAAACCGATTAGTGAATTAAATATTAGTTTTCCTTTTGCAACAACGCCAACTCAGGTATTTGCTGGCGGTGGTATGATAGATGGGACATTAAAAAGTAATGCACCTTATGTATATGGTACAACATTAATTGATATTAAACAAATTGCTCATTATGCTTTAATACCTTATACTTATTGGCCATCAGCTAATACATACGCTTTTGATGTTTATTATTTAGCAGAGGGAATTCAAGAAATATTAGCTTTTTATAATAAAGATGGACAAAAAATTGATTTAGCAGTTGATAGACCTGATATGATAGGTAATTGGGAAGGAAGAATGAGAGGATTAGTTGTATTTGATAATAGATTAAATATGTGTACTATTCCTAGAATATTTCAAGCACCACCTCATGAATATTTACCAGCAGATGAAAGTATTATACCAACTCATGCTTTAGTAAAAGGTAAATATTCAAACATTGGTGATATTATAAAAGATATATTATATGTAAAACAAGGTAATATTATAGGATATAATAATGAAGAATATAATTTATTTACTTCAAAAACTTATAATATTGGAATATCAATTAATTCTGGTACAGTAAAATCTGTAATAGAAAATATTTTGAAAAATGATAATGCTTTTTTAATTCAACAGCCAGATGGAAATATTACTATAAGAAGATACGATTTAGATTATAATAAAAAAATAATTGATAATAAAACAATTACTAAAATTAATTTAAAATCTTACGATAATTTTATTAATAATTATGCTAGTGAAGTTTTATTACGTTATAATTTACCAATTGACCCGCAGAATACTATTTTACCTGAAACAAGAATTGGAAATGTAAATATATTAAATAGTAATTCTGAAAAAATATATAAAAGAAATAATTTAAGAATATTTGATACACAATTAAATAATATAGATAATACCCGCTCTTTTGGAAATAATATTATTAAAAGATTTAGTAATGCAAAATTATTATTAAATATTGGTGTTGGGAATGATATTTCTGATTATAATTTATTAGATACTGTTGATTTAGATTTAACAAATATAAATGGTAGAAATTTTAGCAATGTTAAAAAATGGAAAATAAAAGAAATAAATTATGTACAAGATACGCTATTACTGTAAGAAATAATTTAAAAACGCCCGTTTTCTCTCATACTGTAAAAACCGTTTTTACTAATAATTAAATTATCAAGAAAATGTATCCCCATTATTTGAGATGCTGAAACAAGCCTTTCATGAATTTCAAAATCTTCTGGAGATGGTTCTAAATTTCCAGACGGATGATTGTGCGCAACAGCCATTGCACAGGCATTATCATGTACGACTCTATAAAACACTTCTCTAGGATGAATTATTGTTTTATTTACTAACCCAATAGTTATAATATGAATTCCAATAATATCATGAGAACCATTTAATGTAATTGTTAAAAATTGTTCTTGTTTGCATTTTGCATATTTTTTTAATACTGTATATAAATCACATGGTTGTTTTATTCTTAGTGTTTTTCTTTTTCGTATTGATATAATTTCGTAAGTCATATAATCCCCAATAAAAAAGGCTGTACAAAAAAGTACAGCCCTTAATCTTTTTATGAAAGTTGTTGATAATCAATGTTCAACAACCAAGTATTAGCAAATTCTGCTTGTTCAGTTTGCATTTTTTCGTCATATACTTGGAGTTCATTATTTAATGTTTGACCAGAGAATTGTTCAAAGTAAACCCAATCATTTCTATAATAAAATGGAAAATAATTTCCTTCTTCATTTTTCCAAAAAAGCATTTCAGGGTCTCTCATTAAATCCCCGTTTTGTTCTCCATAATGACATAATGAAATTACTGTTTTTTCAATTATTTCAATAGTGAGTGGAATATAAACATCAGAATTATTATTTAATTTATAATACCTTTTATTATTTATTGCTAAATCCCACAACTTATTCAAAATAATTTTTGATTTTTCATTAATATTTTTCATAAGTCTACCTCTATATCTGAATTATCAAAATCATCTTGTAATAATTGATTAGATGTAACAGCATGAAGAATTAAATCATCATCATCAATACTTGCTGATACATTTTTACTTGCAGTCCATTCTAAAGTTAAACCATTAATGTCAATATCAATATTCCAATCATAATCTAAATCATTTTCTTCTCTTATTAGTTTTTCAACTTCGTCAATATCAAGTCCGCCTTTTCTTGTAAGTGTTAAATTAAAATCCATTATTATACTCCTGTTTGTTTTTTATTAGAGGGAAATTAATCCCTCTAATTTTTTTTTGTTTACTCTACTTCGCAATAATCCATCATTATTGCAAGTGCCTCATCATAAGATTTTGCTGACGTTGTAATTTTTTTATACATTTCATCTGCCTTTTCTTTTTGACCCGCATTTTTTAATGCTCTTGAGCAAATACTCATGAGATTAAAAACATTCCCATCTTGACCAACTAATTTTACTGTTGGTTTATTATTCATAATTTTATCCTTATAATCTGATGTAGTTAGTTATGACTAACCGTTAATTAAAAAAATATATACACAAATGAAAAAATTAAAATAAAATTAATTATTTCTTATGCCAACGGCGACCCGGTTTTTCTCGTTTCTTAAAACGTTCAATATCATCTTTAGTGATTTGATATGTTTTTCTTTTACCTTCGCCAATATAATTCACATTGTTGTTATTACACCAATGAATTACTGTTATTCTGGCACAATTGAACATTTTACTAACTTCTTCTGTTGTATATATCCTCATATAATTCCTCTTTTAGAAATATTTTAATATTTCCCTTGTGATGAAAATCATTATTGTTATTAAAAGACATAAAATTGTTGTGTCCCTAATATCCCATTTTCTTTTTTTCATCTTGACAACCTCCAAAAAATGAATTAAGATAAAAGTAAGGGGAGTGCTAGTCCCCTTACTTACCGAATTATCTGACTAAATAGTCAATGATAAAACGGGCTAGTTCTATAACTACCACGATAATTGCGCATGTTCCAATAACGATTTCGTGGTAGTTCCTTTTTTCTTTTTCCATATTTACCTCCATTTACCAAAACTAACTGTTTGTTGTTTTGATATTATAATTATATAACAGTAGTAATATAATGTAAACAAAATAAATAAAAATATTTTCAACTTTTTTCTTACTATATAAATTTTGTTTGTAGAACTGTTAGACGCAACATATAATCAAATATCTTACTTAGATGATATTTCCACTATTAAAGTACTTCTATACCCTTCTATTTTAATCTACAGGGTTATTTTTAAAGCATTTATCATATTAAACTTTGAAAAATAAATATTTTTTAAAATTTTTACTAATCTTGACAAATTTTTAAATATCTATAATAATTTCATTAGGAGTTAATATGATTGTTGACGAATCTACAGAATATTATTTAATTCATTCTATGGGGCTTACAAAAAAGCAAATTAAAGAAATGCTACCAAGTGAAATAGACGAATATTGTAAAAAAATTACAAAAGAAGAAATAAAAAATCGGGGCATTTACAACCCCGATTTAGATATAAAAAATAAATTAAAATAACTCTGTAAAACTTATTATTTTTTCTATATTATTTAATGGATAATCAATTCCAATATTTTGCAATTGATTTTTTATTACAGATTTAATATTAATATCATTTTCACTTTTCAAATATATTTCTTGTATTTGAATATTGTCTAATATTCTAACTGAAAAATAATCAATAATATTTTCAATTAATTTTAACTTCTCATTTTCAGATAATTCTTTATATTTAAAATCTTTATTTTTGTAATTATTATTAAAGTATTTCCAATCATTTATTATATTTAATATCCCATTTTCGTCTATAACAGATGATGAATTCAAAAAATTATTTTTAAATCTTTTGTCATTCTTAAACTTATTATAAATCTTTTCAGATAAAATTACTTCATTATCTAAATTAAATATAAATAATAATTTACCTGTATCAATTAAAATATATTTTCCGAATAATTGAAAATTACTTATTATTTTAATTAACTCAGTTCTTTTTTCTTCATTGTTCATTTTTTCAAAAAAATTAGTTATTAACTCTATTACATTATAATATGTCAATTCTAATTTGTCATTATTATATTTTATTATTAAATTTTCTAATTCATTATTTAATTGTAATAAAATAATATTATTTTCTTCTTTTTTAATAGATAAGTCATTTTCTTTTTTTAATGATAATTTTATTATTTCTTTATCATCAGAACTTTCATATACTGATTGTATTTTATTTATTTGATTGTCTAATCTTTTATTACTTTCAATAATAGATTTAATTTTATCTTTAATTTCTAATAAGTTTAAATCTATTAATTTCTGATTTTCTTCCATTAAAGATTTAGTATCATCATATACAAGATAAAAGTAAAAGAAAAATATTTCAAAATATTTATTTAATTTTTCTACTCTTATTGATTTAGGTTTTTGATTACATAATTTCTTAGGGAAATGTTTATAATAAATAAAATCTTTATCATTAGTTAAATAATAATGTAATTCACAATATGGGCAACTCATAATACCAGTAAGCATTTCAGAATTTGTACGTCTCATTCTATCTTTATAAATTAATCTTTTACCATTTATTTTTTCTACAACCTTAATCCAGTCATCAATAGATATAATTTGAATAGGATAGCTTATAGATTTTATATAATATTTTTTATTTTTTAATTCTTTTATACTATCAATTTCAAAGTTCTTATATTTTCTATATATTTCTTGACCTTCAATATTTAAACAATATCCAGTATAAACAAATTGTCTTAATATAGCACTAAATTTTCTAATTAATGATGACCTATTTTTTTCTGTTAGTTTACTTTTAAATATATCTAAAATTATTTGACTTATTGATTTTCCTTCTAATATTTTATTAAAAGCATATTTTATTTGTTTTATTTCTGAATCAAAGGGTTTCCAATTTATATATGTTTTTTCTCTTCCACTTAAAATAATAGTTTTAGTACCATCTCTCTTATAACCATATAATTCATTAAAAGAATGAATTCCACTATTAATAATGTCGTGTACTCCCCTAGCAGTTCTACTTGTAATTAAATGTCTTTCATATTGTGAAATCTGTGTAAGTATTCCCTGTATCATTTTATTTTGAGGATTATTAAGGTCATATTGTTTATCGAGTTCATATATAATAATATTATATTTTTGAAAAATACGATTTAATAAAAATGAACTATAATCATTACGAGATAAACGACTATGCTCAAATACCCAAACTTTATCAATAATTTTATTTTCAATATCTGATATTAATTTTAATAACCCTTTTCTATTTTTAAAAGGATTATTTTCATCCTCAATTTTAAATCCAGATTTTCCAATATCTTCATAAATATAATATTGAAAATTATTTTTTTTACAAAAATTAATTCCCAACTTCTTTTGTTGCTCAATGGATGTGTTTTCTTTATCTACTGACGTTCTGACGTAGATTCCCATTATACCAGATTTTACCTGAATTGACTTACCCATAATCTTCTCCCTATAGAATAATATATATCTGAGAATGTTGTCAATTAGATAATAAGTAGCGACTGACCTAGCTGACCGAACCCCGAGAGCGCGAACAGCACCCGCAGTAGTAACCGTTTGTTATGTGCAGTACATCATTTACAATTTATTTATTAAATAATTATATGCTTGATACATATTATTATAATGTATATTTATTCGTTCAATATTACTATTTTGTAGAAAATATGGCCAATGAATAAAAGTTGTATATAATATTGATGCATTTTTTTCTTTTTGGATTTTTTGCCTATCCACATTTTCCATTTTATATTCAGATAATTTTTGACAATAATATTCAACAATTTCATTTTCAATAATATTTATTCCAAAATCTAATGCCCTACTAATAAAAAAAGAGATCTCGCTTATGTTTTTTCCAATATTTATACATTGCCAATCACAAATTATTATTTCATGATTATTCATTAATATATTTTCAGGATGAAAATCTCCATGACAAATATAATGTGGTTCGTTATTTAATATTGAACATATTAAATCTAACATTTTGAATATATTATCTATAACATTATTTTTAAAATAATATTTATGTTTATATATAATTTTATTCCACAAGTCATATGATTTAAATTTTGTATCATTATCAAGAATTATTTGTTCTTTTTTTATATTTATTTCATTGAATATGTTACAATCCAAGCAATTTATTTTAACATACAAATCTATTGTTTTTAAAAATAATTCATTATTCCATTCATTGTGTTCTATTGGTTTATAATAATACATTACTATAATTATTCCTAAATTTGAATTATTTTCCAAATAAGTTATTTTAGGTACAAAAGGCAAATTTATTTTTTTATTCAAATTATAAAAATCTAGTTCTCTTAAAATTTCGTTTCTAATATACTCATTTACTGAATTAGGACAATATTTTAATACATATTCTGTTTCATTATCAATTATTTTATATATTGATGCACCGCCTGCTCCTTTATTTATATTTTTAATCGAAGTAATATTATAAAAAATTCTCTTATCTTGTAGATATTTAATTATTTCCATATTTTCATTTTCCATATATTAATCTTCTATAAATTATTCTATATATATTTTACAAAGTATTCTATGAATAAATGAACATTTTTAACCTTTTTTATAATTCTTAATATATGATATTTTATTCAATATCTTCAGGACATTTCTGTACGTATTGCACATAACGTTCTAAGTATGCGACGTTCCAGCCCACCTTTTAAAGCAAACCGAAGGTTTGCTTTAAAAGGTGGGCTGGAACGTGGGTGAGAGAAAACCGCACAAAGCGTAGCGACTGCGGTTTTTCGAACCCCGAGCCGCCGAACAGGCGGCGTAGCGCATACTGTTTGTTATGCGACATTTTCGCAGTGGTATTGTTAAAGCATGTTAAACAATAAACATTCTAGGTTTTTTTAATTACGGCACAATCGCCGACTTAATCTCCGACCACTGCCCAATGATCCCACGCTCATTCTGCCACGCCGCCGCAACATAGACTGTTTTACCTCTTTGGGTTTCTTCAAAATGTAATGCGAAAGGAGTGCGGCTTGCCATTGTGTGATGGTTCAATACATCGGGGGTTTCGGGGGGTGTGTCCATTAAATCCCATACGATAACGGCTCCGTCGTAGCCGTGCGGTTTTGCTTTATGGGTGGAGCCTTGCTGCCAAAAGTCAACCATTATTTCTCTGATGTTGCGGAGGTGTAAAACAAAATC